TATGTGAATACAACTGACGTTATGCTTGCGGCTTCGCATGATCCCGTGTTGCAGGTTATTACCGAGCGTCAAGCCCAGCAAGCTGGTGAGACCCTCGACTTTTTGGCTTACAAGGTTTTCCGAGCGGGAACTTCTGTAAAACACGTTGGAACATCTGCTTCTGCTAGAAGTGATGTTGACATGCACATTGGTGCCGCAGTACCTGCTGTTAATGACCCAGGCAATGGGGCAAAGCTTTCAGCAATCCAAACTGCTGTAAGACAGTTGGAAGGAAACGATGCGAAGAAGTTGCGAAACAAGCTTCGTGCTTCTGTCGGTATTGCCACCGAGCCAATCCGTGAATCATACATTGCAGTATGTCACCCGGACCTCCGTCAAGACATTGAAGCTCTGCCAGGTTTTGTAGTTGCTTCAAAGTATTCCGACCAAGGCGATGCCATGGAAGGTGAGATTGGAGCCGTTGAGGGAGTGAGATTTATCACCACTACCCAGGCGACCCCTTTCAAGTCTGCTGGTGACACTAACGGTGTTGCAAACTGCGTGAGTACAAATGGATCAAACTGTGATGTTTATCCAGTAATCGTAATGGCCGAAGACTTTGGTGGATGCGCCACTCTTGGTGGAATGGACAGCCTCCGGTCTAAAGTGGTCATGCCTAAGCCTGGACCAGGAGATCCTCTTGGACAGCGCGGAACTGTAGCATGGGACACGTTTTATAGCTGTATCATATTACAGGACCTTTGGATGTACAGACTTGAGGTAGCTGCTACTAAGCTGTCTTAATAATAATAACCCCGGCGAAGGTCGGGGTTCACTTTAATTTTTAAGTAAAAGGACAAATATGTCTGACTCTATTAAAAATAGAATTACCCGTGCTTGTCAGTGCTCCGGGTATAAATCAGTTGCTTACACGGCAGGAACTTCAGCCGCAACACATGAAGTTGATTACATTAATATTCCCTACAGCGCAATCGTTACAGATGTCAGAATTACTGTAACCGACAACTTTATTTGTAGTAGCTCAGGGAAAGTATCCCCTCTTGCTGGAACTGCCGCAGGTACTGTTTACAATCAATCTGATGGTTCTGCTGGAACTGCTGACCCAGATGGATTTGGAAACTGGAGTGCTACTAATGGTGACATGGTTGCTACCGCAGGTGTAAACGGTAAATCCCTTAGTGCTCTTACTTCAAAAGTCACAGATTCAGGCGCAGGCGTTTTAATGGGAACTGCACCTCCTTATTCACTGTCTTCAACCTACGGGTCAAGTGGTGAAGAAAAGGTTGTTCCTGTTACATTAAGCTGGGTCGTTTCTGCTGGAACGGTTTCTGAAGGAGCGTTAATCTGGTGGGTTGAATACATGTTCCCTGCAAACATTGTTTGGGATCAGGCTTCAATCTAAGCATCATTCAATAACCGGGGTTTAGGCCCCGGTTTTTAAAGGAGATATTATGTCTATTGCAGGTGGGTTAGTATCAAGTACCCAGGTTCCACAAGGTAAACTTAGCGATGCTTATGTTCCCGCAGGTGATGGGAAATGGGTTGTAGTTACTGGTGGAAGTAAAATGGCTGCTGAATGGAAAAAGGGGGATGAGGTGCCAGAAGGTTTTGCTGTTATCAATATAGATTATGGTAACGACATGACCGAGATGGGTCCAGTCCCAGTAACTCATGGGGATTGGCAACTTATTATCCCACGAGGAAGTAATAGAGTTGTACCTTTACAACATTTAAACGTACTGAATGATGCGGTCACGACTGAATATTTCCAACGGGACATGTCTAGTCAGCTAACCGCTAGAAGTAATAGGCGATTTAATTTTAGAGTTGTTAAGTGGCCGAAAACTGGCAAGAAAGCTGGTAAAGACATGGAAGGTGGCGAAATTTCTGTAGATGAGTTGAACGACTCCCGTGAGCGTCATGAGGTCATTGAACTTGACCAGGATTGATGAATCGCAAAGAAATACGCGAAAGAGTAGAAACAGCATTACAGGATGAAGAAAACAGACATTGGAGCGACCGTGAAATAAACAGGTTTATCGACGATGCCCTTATTGAATTTACAAGGATTGCGAGACATCCACAGGTTGAAGGAGATGCCACCAATCCGGGTAGTACGACAAGCCTTGGAGAGGCGACCAAAACAGGTACGCTCTCAGTTGACGGTAAGACCGCTACAATAACTTTTTCTAGTCCCCATGGTTATTCAGAGGGAGATGCTCTTGTTGTATCTGGAGCAGGACCTACTGAATACAATGGTCCCTTCAATATACTTGTCCCGTCTACAACAACTATCACTTACAAAGTGAACTTCGGTTCTGCTGTAAGCGATTCTTCCGTTTCTGTTTTCAGAATCGGTCCTACCTATACAATCCCATCTACAATAGCAGAGATTAATTCTGTCAGCATAAATGGCAGAGAGCTCGCTATATACACAGAATCCCAACTCAATGCTGCCGCATCTAGTCGTGGGTCAAGACATTACAATCTTGAGTCAAGCATGGGGTTCCATCCAAATGCTTTCTCATCAGCCGTAAACAACGTAGACAACACACCGAAATGGCGAGAACAGCACGGGCCAATAGAAGCAGTTATATTTAACAATCGCACATCTTCTACGTTCAGGATATATCCTTTACCAAAGGCTGACATTGATTTATATGAAGACAAAGATGCAACAGCCAAGGTTTTTCTGAAATTAAAAATAAGAGGTGTTCCAAAAGCAACTGGCCTAGCAACCGATACAACAGAGCCAGCAGTCAATCTTTACTGGCATGAAGCACTTGTGTTCGGAACTATAGAAAGATGCTGGATGAAAGAAGGAAAGGTGCAGAACGTAGAAAAAGCACAGATGTATCGTGGCAAGTTTTTAGAGCAGGCTCAGTTGGCTTTGAGACAAGAGGGTATGAGTAGTGGCTCAATATCAGAGGGAAGAAACCGAGGGTCCATGGTTGTGAATAGATATTTGTGAGCTTTATAGATGGAGATTACAGGGACTACATGAAGACATGCGATAATCCAGAGTGTGAATGCCCACAATGCACATGCAATCCTTGTCATTGTACAAAAGAAAATCCCTGTGGATGCAACAAAGGAACAATACCTTTTTCTGTTTTGACTGAATTAAGAGGGGGACAGTAATGTCGGCTGGATACTACGATATAGAAATAGAACAAGGTGCTAACTGGGCTCTTAATGTAAACTATGAAGACACAGAAGGTGTTACACTAGACCTGTCTGTATATGCTTCTGCTGAGATGAAGATAAAAGACTCAACAGAATCATCTGATGCTTATGTAACACTAAACACGGGGAATGGCAGAATAGCATTAGCCCAGACAGATCCTAATATAAGTTTAAGTTTATCTGGTACAGAAACAGGATCTTTAGATTTTGACCATGCTGTTTATGATTTAGAAATTGTGGCTGGTACGGGGGAGGTCACCAAAATTATTCGTGGAGTCGTAAAACTTATAAGAGAAGTAACTAAGTAATGGCCGCAAATAAAGTCACAGTCAAAACCCCAGGTCCCGCTGGTGTAGCTGGATTAAACTGGGAGGGCTCTTGGGCAACAGCCACAGCCTATCAATATAGGGATGTAGTCCTTTTTTCAAATGGAGGATTATATTTTTGTGATGTCTCTCATACGAGTGGTTCTATAACACCAGCCAACCCAGTTGATGGTGGAGTAACACACTGGACTGTATTTATACCAGCCGGTGATGCTATGAACTGGGCTATCACAGCAAAGCATACCCAGATAACCGATTCAATGGGGAACCAAGGTTATTCCTCATTGCATTATTCACAAAAGGCTCAGGACTGGGCGGTTCTTACAACCGATGCAGTCACTAATGATGCTAACGGTTCAGATGTTGGTTACAGCGCAAAATCTTGGGCTATTGGTGGAACAGAGGTAACAGGAACAGCTTCTCGTGGTGCGGCTAAAGAATGGGCAACATTGACCTCTGGAGCGGTTGATACATCAGGCCATTCTTCTAAAGCATGGGCTGTAGGAGGCACTGGTGTCTCAGGCACCGCAAGCAAAGGTGCATCTAAAGAGTGGGCGACGAAAACAAATGGGTCTGTAGATACTGCTGATCATTCCTCAAAAGCTTGGGCAATAGGCGGATCTGGTGTAACAACTACTGCAAACAAGGGTGCGGCAAAAGAGTGGGCTACTACCACAGGTGGAGCGGTTGATACCAGCGAGTATTCTGCGAAAGAATATGCTCTTGGGACGACTGCAACCAGTTCAAAATCATACGCACTCAAAGTTGATGGAGCGGTAACAGGCACAGACTTTAGTTCAAAGGCTTGGGCTGTTGGAGGAACAAATGTAACAACTACCGCTAGTAGGGGAGCCGCCAAAGAGTGGGCAACAACAACTGGTGGTGCTGTTGACACAAGTGAGTATTCAGCTAAAGAATGGGCTATTGGAACTACTGTCCCATCTGGTTCATCTAAAGAGTGGGCTACCAACGCAGGAAGCGCACAGGTTGCAAGTGGGCAGGGATATTCCGCCAAAGCATACGCACAGGATGACTCTAACAATATAGGCTCGGCAAAAGACTGGGCTGTAAAAGCAGGATCAGCGCAGGTTGCATCTTCAGACTATTCTGCCAAAGCCTGGGCTCAAAACACAGCAAACAATATTGGATCAGCGAAGGATTGGGCTACTAAAACAAATGCAATCGTAGCGTCGTCTGATGGTTCAGCTAAAGCATGGGCGATTGGTGGTACAGGTGTTACAGACACATCATCTAAAGGTGCTGCCAAGGAATGGGCGACTGAAACTTCTGGAACCGTTGATACATCTGAATATTCAGCCAAAGAATATGCACAAGGGACACAGGGATCTACTGGAGGATCTTCCAAGTCTTGGGCTCAGGATGCTGATCAGGTAAACGGAGCAGGCACAAACGACAG